ATTAACTAAAGAAATTAAAAAAATCCAGAACGCAATCGATAAATTAGAGAATTTACCAAAAAATGTAAATGATCAAATTGGGAGACACTATGTGTATGCTGAAGTCTTAGAATTGTTGATAGAAGGAGATACCTGGATTAACAGCTATTCAGCAAAAATTATTAAGAAATACTTTCCAGACTCGCCACTTATTCCTTATCTTGATCAACTCACAGGTAGATCACCTAAATATGATTTGAAAAGTTTTCAAGACAAATATAAAATGAAAAACGACAGTTTGATTTCTGCATTGAAAATGGGTCATGAAATTTTGATTCATGGGGAATATTATGCAATTCATTACAATATTTGGTCAAAATTTGAACCTATATTGATTGGAAAATCAAGTAAGCGAGATATATGAAATTTGTCATCGTCAAATTGGGTACAAAAAGGTAACATTGACCCACTGAGGGGTCCCCTATTGTTGGAGAAATAAGTGCAAAACTAATTCTTCTTACTTATTCAGATAATAAAAAAGCCGCTTGCGCGGCTTTTCTGTGATAAGCATTCTGTTTCCGAGGGCTTATCTAACTCATTCGGTTAGGCTACTGCTAGCCCAGCTTCGGTTTCGAAGCTGTATTCACCGAGATTGTACCATTCGTTAGAATTGGCATTTATAAGTTCACGCTGTTGCGGTAGTCGTCTGCCGGATAGATTCCCCGTTCCTAGCTCATCCTGTCGAAACCATTTCGCCCCCTTCAAAAGCACACGACCCTAGTCATCGCAAGTGTCCATTGTCCCTTTCGGGTGTCCTTGAACGGTGGGGATCGAACCCACGTGCTTTTGGTGGAGGCGCTGGGAGTCGAACCCAGGTCCACGATGCCTTCAGTCTAGATCATCACCTATCAAACTTGTAGATTAAGATTTACCCCATTCTAGCTTGAGCCAAATCCTTTCGTGTAGATAATGCACCACTGTCATGATTAGATTCATCCAAATTGCCGATTCGATGCCAGTCCATAATGCAGTAATTATGGTTGCAGTAATTCTCCAACTGGCTGATCTGGCTACAGTTCTTTTGTGCTGTTCCATTACTCTTTTATTATAACAGTATTTAGCTGATGTTTCAACTTGTATGATAAGATGGGCGGAAGTCATCCTCCGCCCATCTGATGGTTATTCAGCTGGCTTTTCTTCAGCAGCTGGTTCTGCTACCACTTCTTCAACAGGAGCAGCAGGTGTTTCTTCCACAGCAGGTTCGGGCTCAACAGGTGCAGGCGATTCTTCAATCACAGGCTCAGCAGGAGCAGGTTCAGCTGGTGCTGCTGGTGCTGCTGGCGCAGCGCCAGGAACGCTTTCATCCAGAGCCTTGAGTGTTTCCAGGCTGGAACCCAGCTTGGCATCCAGACTGTCGATCAGAGCTTGCAGTTCAGGATCCACTCCTTCCATGCTGGCAACTTTGGCCTGTAGTTCAGCCACAGTTGCACTCAAACTCTCATAATCTGCCTTGATGTTGGGAACAATTGCAGTTAGAGCATCTACTTTTGCGATAAGACCTTTGATGTCGATCATGGTTTTCTCCGTTCTTCTGTACAGTACGATCAGAATTGCCGTTACCAGGAGTATCAGAATTGTCATTGATTTTACTCCTTTGGGAAGCTGTTTGGGCTACCCAGACTATTTAGTTCAGGTAGCCCAATTATTATACACCACTAAAAATTCAGTCGCAAACTCAACTGAATCTGTCGACTGGTGCCCAGACCCACTGTGCGATCCAGTGTGCTGTTAATCACACCAAATGCTGCACCCTGAGTGCTGGGACCAAATGCTTGCCCGGGCTGCACAGTATTGCTCTGACCAGGTCTGCTGGGCAGAGCGTTGGGTAACTGAGCAGGCGGGTTAGCAAAGTTTGCACGGTTGAACACGTTGTAAAATTCAGCACGAACAATCAGGTTAAACTGTTCACTGAGTCGGATTCGGCGTTGAACCGTGATGTCGGTTTGGAAAAGAGCTGGGCCCCGCAGACTGTATCGGGATGCGTTGCCAAATGTACCTGGCAGTGGAGTGCTAAACGCAGCACTATTCAGGTACAATGTGCCGTTGCTCTTAACATAAGGGCTGACACCTGCCACGTAATCCGGACGACGAATCTGTCTGGTCTGACCGCCTCCGGGTACGTTAATTTCAGCGCGAGTGTGAACCACTCCGTTTTCTACCACAGGGTTATTGTAGTATAAACCATTACGCTGATCTCGATAAATTACGTCATTGCGCACAATCAGTGGATCCAGTGGCAGACCCGAACGAGTGTTCAGGATGCCGCCAAACTGCCAATTGTTCAGCCGACCTTTGCTGCCTTCGTACAGCATCACAGTGTTGAGATTGTGACGAATGTCAGCAGCATTGTTGCCATAGTCACGCCGCCAGTTGTAGCTGTCAGCCACCGTGACAGTTTCATTGGAACCACCGCTGCTGCCAATCGAACGTCCCCAAGTATAGCTCACACCATAATTGAAGCCGCTGCGAGTCTTGCGGTTAGCTGTGGCCTGCAGAGCATTGTAGTGGTCATTGCCGCCGCTGGTCTTGACGTCAACTTCGGCCCACCGGTCTCCAAACTCGCGAGCCACTATGGCTGCACCAGTGACTGGGTTGGTATTCACACCCACTATGCGATTGCCCCAGGTGCGGATGAACAGGTTGCGACCCAGGCTGCCCACATAAGCTAGGGTAACGGTATTGCCCCGAACCTGCTGCTGAACACTGGCAGTGTAACTGTAGACTTTCTCAGGAACACGATAACCAGGATCATAAGCACGTGGCTGGAATCGCAGAGTGGGACTGTTGATGTTGTAGTTGGCTGCAATCTGAGCGGTATTGACTGGATAGGTCACACCAGTCAGCGTGCTGCTGATCCGGTCGCTTTCAAACGGCTGAATCAGATCTTCCGGCTGACCCGGACCGTAATAAATCCCCGAGCCCACACGAAATACAGTTTTGCCTTGCCACCGAAACGGGCTCCATGTGGTACTGAATCTGGGACTGAAGTTGGTACGGTCACTCTGATAAACTGGTAGTGCAGGATCTAACAACTGGCCAGTCACAGGATTCCAATTCACAGCCAGGTTACGCTTTTCTCTGAATACACTGTAATACTCATAACGCAGGCCATAGTTCACAGTGATGTTTTCACGCAGTTTCCATTCGTCCTGCACATAACCAATGGCGAAGTATTGATTGAGTTCACGTTCGCCGATGGCGTTTTTGTTGAATGGACTGGGCGCACTGAGATCGCCCAGGAACTGAACCTGAAGCGGACGGTTGTTGATCAGATCTTCCACATTGCTGAAGCTGTAAGTGGTACCGCCCAGCCGATCAGTATACAGACGAATCCAGCGCAATTCCCCACCAATCTTGATGTTGTGATTGTTCTGAATCCAGCTGAAGTTATCAATCAGTGCAGTGCTGGTGTTGGTGTAAGGCTGGCCACGTCCGTTGGTGGCGCTGTTGCTGCGAACCAAGCCGCCTGCGGTGCTGAACCCAGTGCCTGCACCCTGACTGCTGATACCAGCCAGTGCAACACCACCAGTGAGATTCACGCTGATGTCTGCAGGATTGAAACCATTTACTACAGGAGCACGACCCCAGGCACGAGTCTTATAAGCATTGATGCCCAGCTTGGCTTCGTTGATCTTCTGCGGACTGATGATCCACTGAGTGTTGAACACTGCATTCTGCGGAACAGCAGTGACATCGATGCTGTTGCCGGTCACGCCCAAGGGCTGAACACTGTGGCCCTGGTCACGGAAATAACGAGCATAAACTGCCAAACGATCGTTGATTCTGCCGTCAATACGTGAACCAAAGCTAACTTCATCCACAATCTGTGATCGATCCACTGCTAAAATAGTGGCATTGGGATCAGCAGTTGGAATGTTGCCTTGGGGGAACAAACTCAATAATGGCTGCACTGCTGGTACAGCACGAGCTCGAGCACTGATACTGGGCACAGCTTCGCGGAACGGAATACTCTGTCGCTGGCGCAGATTCTCATTGCTCGTAAACCAAAACCAACGATCCTTCACAATGGCGCCACCAGCACTGGCACCAAACTGATTCAGTCTCAGCGGATTTACACTGGCACCATCGAAGAAGTTGCGAGCATCCAGGGCACTGTTGCGCATGTATTCAAACACACTGCCATGCAACTGATTGCCACCGCTCTTGGTGACCACAGTGATCTGACCGCCTGTGCCGGTGCCGTATTCTGCAGGATAGTTGTTGCTTTCCACACGGAATTCCTGCACATTCTCCATGCTGCTTTGCAGACGGAAGAAGCTGCTGATCTGTCCGTTCAGATTGCCCGGACTGGCATCCACAATGCTGCTTCCCTCCACACCATCATAACGAATGGCATTCTGCTGATTGCTGCGACCACTAAAACGAATGTTGTCATAGCTGCCACCACCGCCAGTGTTGGCACCTGGAGCCAGCAGATACAACTGACTAAGCTGACGGCCGTTCAGTGGCAAGTTGGCCACTTCACGCTCGCTGACGTTCACGCCCATTTTGGCACTGGCAGTATCCACGGCAACCACATCGCCACCTTCTACTACCACTTCAGTACGCACAATTTGTGGTACCATCACAAAGTTCACAGCAATCTGTTGACCCACATTCAGCCGGATACCACTCTTTTGCATACTGGCAAAGCCAGGTGCCGAAATTTTGATGGTATAATTAGCGGCGCTGAGATTGGGGATGGTGTATAGGCCAGTTTCATTGCTGACTGTTTCACGCATCTGGCCGGTCTTTTCGTTTTGCACAGACACCGTGGCGCCTGTGATCACAGCCCGGTCACTATCCTGGATGGATCCCAAGATAGCACCAGCATCGGTTTGTGACCACAGGCTGGATGCACAAAACAAAATCAAAAAAATAGTTCTCATTGGTTGATTTTTCCTCATGTTTACTTACTGTTTTTAGGTTTACAGAATTATTACATTACCACAACGGTATTGTTACATTTCACCATAATCAATACCGGCAATTTTATTCCAGAAGGCTTTGTGAATCAGTTGCTGTTGCTGACGATCAGTGAGTGCGCCATTGCCCACGCGATGTGCGTAGCTCCAATCATCAATGCGATTCAGCAGCCGGCTTATGAATTCAACATTGCCAGCGGTGCGAGCGGCATTCAACTGATGTAACAAAGCCTCCATGTAACGGATGCGTTCGTTTTTGGTGGGGGCTGGATAATGTTTTTCCTTCATTGGCTACACCAGGATTCCTGATTGGGCGCAGGAGTCAGTTTGAAAAACAAGTCCACAGACTTGTCAGACTCTATTTTGATATCTCGGTATCTGACGGTGCGCCAACGATCACTGCTTATAAAGACACCATATGTGCCTGGTGCCAGCTGATCAAAAACAAATTCACCCTGTGAGTTGGTCTTGGTACACATCGTTTCGGCCTGTGCAATACCATTGCCAGTATAGGTCTGGTAGCACACCTCCAATTTGGACACAGTGCGATTGCGACAATTCACAACCCGACCTCGTATCTCACCAGTGTCAGTGAGACATAATGCCAACAGAAAAGACCAGATGCTGTGCATGTTTATCCTTGATTTTTAGTTTTGAGATTGACGCCATTCAACGCCATTACATACGCTGAGTAGACGTCCTGGGTTCTGGAATAAAATTCTTTGCCTTGCGGAAAAGCAGGAACACACCAAGTGTCTTGTTCCTGCCAAGCTCCATACTGTTCCAGTACCTGGACCCAATATTGCCGCATACTGACTCCAGGGAGTCGATTGGGGATGATCATTCTGCCTCCTTCTGGAAATTTTTCACGCTCTTGAAGTTCATCCAGCGCATGATGGTTTCCAGGTCCTGCTTCAAAAGCCATTCGCGACCCGAACCAGCCTGCTGCTTGACCAAAGCAAACATTGCAGCATGATACCGATTGGGAACGTTCTGAACCACAGCAGCCGAAAACGGCTTGCGGCTGATGGATTCAGCAGTACGATCGCCATTGCGGATCACCTGCTGAGCCCAGGGCTGCAAGAACTCAAACCAACGGTCAACTTCCGCAGCTTCGTGATTGATGTGACCCGCAATACGATTGAATTCACGCTGGATCTCGGGAAAGTAAGTCATTACCTCATCAGCTTCACCCTTCTGGATCAGCTCCACAATGGCTCTGGTGTTCAAGCTGGTCACAGTGTGGTGGATAGCCACATAGTGCGAGCTCTTGATCTTGACACGCTGAAAATCAGCGTCCACCACCACAAAGCCTTCCTGATCCATGGGATCCAGCAGCTCAGCAGCCTGCGCCGCAGCTTCAGCCGAACCAAATTTAAAGTGGCGAACCACATCAAAGGCGTTCTGATACTGCTGAACAGCCTGTTCCTGGCCCTGTGCATCACGAACCGCCAGCAAGGTAATTCGCTCATCTCGATTGTGGGTAACCACGCGATTCAAGGGGCTGGTCAATTCCCAGCAGTAGGTAAAACCCGGAATCAAATGATCAAACCCAGCATCGCCGTACTGCTGATCCCAGCAGCGCCAGAACAAGTCGGCAAAGTTGATGCCCCAATCGCCCACGGGCGAACCAGCACCCGGCGTCTTGCGAGTGTTCACGTGCCATGCGCCAGCCCAATAGTACATCACCATCAGGGAACCGTCCAGCTTTTCCTGGACTCGAGCAGTGCTCCAGTCGATCTCCGCAGCACCCGGCTCGCCCAAATTGAAGAAACGATTGAACGGATGCGCAACCACGTTCCAGTTGTCGTCACTGTTCAGCAGCAGACCACGGGACTCGCACACGATCGGGTGATCCTTGAATTCATAGGACTCGATCATGCTGTAGACAAACTGCTTGAGGTTGGGGAATCGGGGATGAGTATTGACCTGAATGCCCATGTTCTGGATCTGGTCCAGTGCAGCAGGATCGTTACGCAACAACTTCTGTATGTTCAGTTCCATGACCTTGTACTCCTATAGTATAGCAAACGATGATGTCAAAGTCAAATGACAGAAAACGGGGGCCCTAGGGCCCCCGTTAGGGTTGAGGATCAGCAGGAGTTTAGAACACTGGTTGAGTGTAGAACACGCCCTTGTCCAGGTCAAACTGCAAACCAAATCCATACAGTGCAGGCTGGGTTCCAGTGATTCGAACTGTACCAGTCTTGCCAGCAGTGAACGGCCAAACGGTGTTCATGGTGGCAATGTACTGGCCGTTCTGGGGAACTCGGACCTTGTTCACTGTGGTGCCGGTGGGAATCAGGTTCTGACCCTGTTCATCAAAGAACTCAAAAGTCAGTTCCTGGTTGAAGTTCAGTGCATTGCTGATCGCGATACCAGTGCTGTTACGACCCACGTTGTTGAACGCAATGGTCATCGTGGACCGATTGGGTTGCTTGACTTCCACGGCGCTTTCAAAGGCTGGAGCAGCACTCTGATAGATCACGTTGATGCCAGGTACGTCGCCAATCAGGGGCTTCACAGTGGCAGTGCCTGTTTTGAGACCAGCAGGATTATCCAACACCAGGTCCACAAAACCTCGGGCAGGAATTGCTACACCCGGCAGATAGTTGGTCAAGAACCCGTTCACTGCAAAGTTCTCACTCTGACCAGCAGCATTGTAAAAACGCAATTCACTCACGCTGGTTGCAGAGCTAGTATTCACCAAACGAACTCGGGTCTTCCAGTTGTCACCAGCAGCAATGTGAGGAATCTGTCGGTCAGTAGCGCCAGGCAGCACATAGGTGCGACTGTCGGTCACATTCAGTGTGATACCAAAGCCCACAATCACATTGGGACTGTTCTGCACAAAGCTGACAGGAATGTTGTAGGTACCCACATTCAGGCTCTGAGCATTCACAGCCATGCGCACTTCGCCAGTGGTACCAGGTGGCAGAAAGCCCACCATGGGTGCATAGGTGACCACCGCAGAATACTCTACCGGCACAAACACACTGTAGAAAAACGGGTTAGTGCCAGCAGTCAGGGTCACCCCAGGCAAAGACACCACAGTGTCCACAGCCTTGTCATAAGTCACTGTGGCACTGGCTGGTGCCAAAGTGGGAAAAGGATTGGTCTGGCCAAACAAACTACCCAATCCCAAAAGCATAATTGATAAAAATCGCATGATTTCTCCTTGTTGTTGTTGTTTATTTATTTTTGGCCAATGCGTTAAACACATTTAACTGAATACGGCCAATGATGTCGGTATCTATGTTGTCACTGGGCTGATGAGTACTGAAACTTACCGCCCAACCAGATGATATCTGATGATGCATCCAGTTGGACAGTTCAGCGTGATCGCTGAACTTCATTGAATACCCTCTTTCCAGTATAGCATAATCAGTGCTTTCTATAGCAAATAAATTGTTATCAAACTCCACTATCCTGATCCATCTGGTACTACCAGCAGAGTCTTCCAAGCACATGGTTTCACAACTATTTATCATAGGACCTCCTCTGGTATCAGGTCGCGAACGGAAACTGGATGGCCGGATGATGTTTGTATCCAATCAGTTTGAAATCCTGTGGTTTGAAATCAAATATACTGGTTACATCTGGATTGATCCACAGTGTGGGAAAATCATAACCAGTGCGAGTCAGTTGCTCTCGAACACCATCAAATTGATTGTGATAGATGTGAGCGTCTCCGATCACATGCACAAACTCTCCTACACCCAGCCCGCATACCTGTGCAATCATGTGAGTGAGCAGACTGTAGCTGGCAATATTGAATGGGATTCCCAGGGGGAAATCGGCCGATCTCTGGTACAGCTGGCAGCTCAATCGTCCTTGTCTGACCCAGAACTGGCTCAGAATATGACAGGGTGGCAAACACATTTGATCTAACTCGGCAGGTTGCCATGCTGTGAGAATGTGTCTGCGACTGTGGGGATTCTGCTTGATATCCAGAATCAACTGAGCCAACTGATCAATCTCTGCACCATGGTCGCCTACCCAACGACGCCACTGTACTCCATAGATAGAACCAGCATCTCCTTCAAATTTAGCGTTGGGCAACCAGCTGGGAGCCAGAGCATTAGCATGCCAGATGGTGTTGCGATCAGGCACTCCGTGTGTTAGTTCACTCAGACGGTGAATATCGCTGCTGCCTTCAATAAACCACAACAGCTCTCCTACCACAGCTTGCCAAGCTAGCTTCTTGGTGGTTAATGCAGGAAACCCCGCGTTGAGATCATGCCGCATCTGCACACCAAAAATGCTACGGCTGCCCACTCCAGTACGGTCATCAGTATCGATTCCGGTATCTAATATTTTCTTCAGTGTATCTAGATATTGTTGTTCCATATTAGCGATTCCACACAGTGATGGTGTACTCGATACCTGTATCATAATCACGATATTTACTGGGATTGGGTTCAGGTGTAAACTCAGATTGCCAATATGAATTATGGTAGCGAGTATCACACTCCCAACGTCGATGGATTTCAGTATGCCACACAGTGTTTACAAAGGGCATCCAGGTTTTCAGAGTCTCTGCTCCGCCTATAACCCAGATCTGACTGGCAAGGGGTTCCCGATCTGAAAAGATCTCCAGACAAACTTTTGGATCCCCTGTAAACTGTATGACTTTGTCAGTGATGTTGGGCAGCACACTGTGATTCCGACTCCACACAATGTTGCCACGCAAGGGCAACGGCGCTTTCATGTCAGTGCTGGTCCAGGTTTTGCTGCCCATGAGCACATGACATCCCAGCGTGAGACGTCGAAAATTTTTTAAATCATCAGACAGATGGGGCCAGGGCATTCGGCCCTGGTACCCCATACCACCATCTTGATCAGTTGCAAAAATAGCACAAACGTTGATATTTGGTTTATTGTATTTCATCAAGGTAAGGATTGCAACACTTGATCCACAAAGGGTTCAATGTGTGCTTGAAGTTTATTGACGTCAATGACTAAACGTATACGAGCATCTGAATCTTCACGGAGTTCACGAATAGAGGCTCCTAGTAGTTCCAGAGTGTCTGAATCCAGTTGATCCAGCCCCATTACCACATCAGGACAGTCTGGATATATAAAATGTACTTCTCGAATCAGGAAAGTGGGTATGATCTTCTTGTCAATTTCGTCTATGAGCTTTTCCCAATCAGTACCCACTGGTTCTTTACTCTGCAACAGCTGACTTTTTCGCACTGTTTCTGCCGCGACCTTTCTTAGCAGGAGTCTTGGGAGTGACTGCGGTCAGTGTCTGAGCTTCGGTTTCCAATCTGGCTGCTTCGGTCAGCAAGCTCTGAGCTTCGGCTTTCATGCGAGTAGCCTGAGCCATCAGATTCTGTGCCAGGTTGCTATCATCCAGCACAGCCGCAGTCTGCTCAGCTGGAGTCACCATCTTGCGGTTCTTGATGGGATCTCTGAGCCCAGCCTGAGCATCCATGGCTGCCATCTTGCGCACAGCATCCTCGCCTTCTTCCATCTTCTTCAGAATGTCGTTGAGTTCGTCCAGTCTGACATTGCTCTTGGTGTCTGGCGTGACAATCACCTGATTGGTTGGTACCTTCTTGATCAACCCTTCGCGATGCAGAGTATGCAGGATGTTACGACCATCTGGCAACAGGTTGCGGAACAGTGCATCTGCAAATTCCTTGGCCTGCTGGCCAGCAGGAGTTTCCAGAGTCTTCATCACTGCATCGTGATAAGTTCTGGGCAGCAGGTCGCTGTAGGCAACCAAGCACATATGATCTTCACCAGGTACGGTGCGATACAAAATCACAATCTTCTTGTCGCCATGGCGACCTACATGTTTGATCATGGTTAGATTCCTTCAGCAGCTTCAGTCTGGACCGGCACTTCCTCGCTGACCGGCTCGTCAGTCTGGGCAGGCTGATCAGCAGAATCGGCTTCCTCTGTGGCAGCCAAAGCGTTTGACGCTTCCAGAAAAGCCACTAGCCTTTCATAAACACGCCCAATGGCGCTGAACTCTTCGGCTTTAAATGCTCCGCGAGTAGCACATTGGGACACCACTTCACGCAAAATATTCAGATCATTTAGATCCAATGTTGGTTGAGTATTTTCCATACTGTCTCCTTGATATCAGTATTTATCGGCACTTCTGCCCTAGCGAATTTTTTCAGACAATAGCGCAGGCAAAGCCAAGGTCACGTAGACCAGATCGCCAGGTTCTTCAAACGCCACGTACAAGTCATAATTCTGCTCCTGATTCAGATCCACAAAAATACGGCCCTGGGTAGAAGCCAGAATGTCTCTGATGATGCTCTGAGCCACTGCTACAGCATTGTCAACAGGCACCTGCATGGGCAACTCCAGACCCTGGAAGTGCCTGGGCAGTCGCTCCACTATTCTGGGGTGCTGACATATTTGTTTTAGATGATCATTTTGCATAGAAAAATGCGGGAGGTTTCCCTCCCGCTGAGTTTGAAATCTACTTCTCGTACTTCACAGTCAGCCCGTGCGGGGCCACAATGTCAGCCCCGCCATGCGACACGAAGATAGTGTCGCAGTAGTTGGGGTCACCAAAGCCGTCTCCAGTGTACATGTCAGTGAACATAACAAACAACTTGGGTTCGATGTTGTTCTCTTTCATCCATTCCCAGTTCACGTCAAAGCTAGTACCGCCACCGCCCTTGATCTTGTATTCATCAATGCTGCGGCCGTCATCGTTGGTAAACGTGTCGTGGCTGTAAACCTGGGTGTCGAAGCACCACACCTGGATCTTGTAACCGTCAAACTGGCTCATGATGCCCTGGATCTCGCTCAGGAAGTCACGAGCTTCAGCCTCGCCAATGGAGCCGCTCATATCCAGTGCCGCACAGATGTCAATCTGCTGATCCACGATCATGCCCGGCAGCACCGCATCCATGTCCCAGCCCTTGCGGCTGGGCACCAGCCAACTGTAATCGCTGAGCACCGTGCTTTCGATACGCTGCCGGAGCAGCTCACGCCAGTTCAGCTTGGGCTCAGTGAGGTCCTTGATCAGGCGCTGAACACCTGCAGGCAAGTCGCCAGCCTGGCACTGCTTGGCAGCGTTGAGCACCGCTTCGCGGATCTCGTCCCGGATGGCCTTCTTTTCTTCTTCGCTCAGCTTGGGACGACCCGGGCGACCTTTCGGTCCTTCTTTGCTATCACCATCGCCGTCACCCTCGCCCTCGCTGCCGTCCATGTGATCATCCAGCAGCTGGTCCAGCAGATCCTGGATGTTGATCTTCTTGGCATTCTTGAACAGGTCATCGTACACCTGCTCTGAACTCCAATTCACATACTTGCGGTCATACAGCGCCGGCACAGTGGTAATCAGCTCGCCAACCTTCTGGTCCACCAGTTCCAGGTTCACCACGTAGTCAGCAGCAATGTTGTGCAGCTGGGGGTCACGGTCGCCCCGGCGTTCCATGTGATCGTATACACAATGCAGCACTTCGTGGCCAAACAGGAACTCCACTTCGCGAGTGCGCAAGGCGTCAATGAACGCATGATTATAGTAGAACTTGCGCCCATCGGTAGCAGCAGTGGGGCACCACTCGTCTGCAGGCGTCAGCACCAACCGGGTGGCAATGTTGCCAAAGAACGGTTTCTTGAGCAGCAACGAAATCCGGGCCGTTACCAACTTTTCACGAACCCGATTGCTGAGGTCCTTGGGGATGGGCTGGTCAGTACAGTTGAGCTCAAACTGAGCCTTGCGAGAATTCTTCTTGGGTTTGGTAGTGTTGCTCATGTGTCCTCTCTATTATTGTAGCAAACGGGTCAGCGGGTGTCAACCTAGCTGCCAGTGACCAAGGTCACTATTTCCAGGTCCTGCTGGAACCCTTCAATGAAGATGTGATGACGGTCTCCGCTCTGCCGGATCGCAGCGTCAGCCGCCCGCCACAAGTCAAGCCAACGGCAGCCTTCAACTGGCACACGAATCTCAACCTCGGTCCAGTTCAGGTGCGAGGTCACAGTCTTGTACACCAGTTCCTTGACGCCCTCATAGGGGTGATTTTCGAACATGGAGCCCACCGTGTAAATGCTCCAGTTCGAATCAAAACCTTCCTGTTCAGCTACCTGATGGTAGTAGCGGGAGCGGGCATCGAACAACTGACTTTCTCTCTGATAGGAATTGGCCAGCGCCTGCTCTATGCTTTCGATGCTGTCATTCAGGCTCTTGAGCAGCTCAGGATTCAATACACTCTGAAGCTGTCGTTGGGTGTAACGGATACCACACAGGGCATTGTTCAGCTTCTTGAACTCATCCGGGGTAAGGGTTGCGCCAGTAGTCATGTTGTCCTTTACTCTTTTATTATAGCAAATGGTTGGCAGTGAGTCAACCAAATCAGCAAAAATAATTTCAATTGCTAACCTGTTGAAAACACAGGAGTCTAACCCTTTTGTTTTCAACACCGCAGAATGCCCTAGAACAGCCTGGAGAGGCTGGGGTATACTCAGACATGTCCTGGCACTGGTCAGGCTGTTCTAGGGCACGACAGAGCAAGGTAAACAGACGAATGCGGGCTTGGTTGCCCAAGCCCGCATCGTGTAGCAGGGTCACAACACCCTGAGAGAACTACTTGGTCTGACCCACCGCGATGATATATTTACCATACCGGCGGTGGAATTCTTCGAACGTCTTGAGCTTGCTGGGATGGAAGGGCAGCTTATAATTCACCAGCGCCACACGGGCACCCATCACAGTGAGCTCAGTCTCGAAGTTCTTCATCATGAAGTCGAAGAAGTTGTCAGCCATCTCGTGGAACCGCTTCTCGCCCACGTTCTTCTTGTGAGCCTCCTGGAGCTCGTAGCACATGGAAATCACCAGCGAATACTTGGCGCTCATCTCCTTGGTCTTGAGATCCTTGACCTTGCCGTCCAGGATTTCACTGGGGTTGGGCAGGTCTTCGGAATACTTACGGTGGGCCATGAACTGCACCGCAATGCCTTCGCCCACCGTGCCAGCAGCCAGGTCGCTGAGCTCAGCAGCGCTCATGGTGTCGTCTTCCAGGAGGTCGCTCAGGAACTTCCAGCTACGCGGCGTAGCAAACGAGCGGCTGGCGCTCTTGCTGTCGAAGTCGAACAGGTCGTTCTTGCGGAACTGCAGGTAGCCCACGATGTCCTTGTGGATGTTGTGATCCACAGCCCAGTTGAACCAGGTCTCGAAGTCCACGCGAACTTCCAGGTGGACGAAGCGGTTGGCCAGCGGAGTGGGCATACGGAACGTAACGCCCTTGTCAGTCTCGCGGTTGCCAGCAGCCACGATCACCACGTTGTCGGGCAGAACATACTGGCCAACCCGGCGATCCAGCACCAGCTGATACGCCGCAGCCTGCACGGCCGGCGCAGCCGAGTTCATTTCGTCCAGGAACAGCACCACAACCGGATACTTGGCAGCAAACTCGGCGCTGGGCAGATCCACCGGCGGCGCCCAATCCATCACGCCCTTGTCCTTGTTGAAGTAGGGGATGCCAATGATGTCAGTGGGCTGCCGGATAGCCAGCCGGAAGTCCAGCATCACGCCACCCAAGTCGCTGGCGATCTGGCCCACCAGTTCGCTCTTGCCAACTCCGGGAGGCCCCCACAGGAACACCGGGCGGCGGGCATTCAAACAACGCATCACCCGGCTGCGGGCCTCGGCAATGGTCACAGTACGCGATTCAATGGTCTTGCTCATAAATTCTCCTGTTGTGTGTTGTGTTTTCTACTACTCTCTTAGTCTAGCAAACCCGCCTGCCCATGTCAACCACTAAGACAAAGTTTCTTCCTCGGTGTCGCAACCCACTACGTCGCTGATCCGAGCCCACAATTCCGGGTACGCTTCCAGCATGCCCGGAGCGTCATCAGCCAGCTCAAACTCAGCTTCGATCCGGTCCAGTTCAGCGCTCAGTTCCTGGAGCCAGGCGTCGTATTCAGCATCGTACTGCTCTTCCACCTGGGGCTGGGTCAAAAAATCGCAAAGTTCGTTGGAGTTGTTCATCGTGTTGTCCTTTACTCTTTTAGTATAGCAATTCTGACCAAACGGTGTCAAATTTTTATTTCCAGCAGAATCAACAACTTAGCTTGAGGCCAAAATATTCCAGGTACGCTTACGATCCCAAGCAGGCCAATCGTCGGCCCACAGCGTTACACTGTATTCATGTCTGATATGGTCGCCGCCGCCGCTGCCAATGTTGACTATGGTGTCTCTGAACGTGTCACTGTCCAGATACACACCACGATTTCTGAGCTCTGGTGCGTCACAAATCCAAATCAAGCGGCCCACCCAAGCCGGATAACCCTTGGGTTTGTGAGCTTCTCTGGTCCAATTGGTCACGCCGTTCCGAGGGCAACTGTGGCTATTGTTGGCCTGAAGGTCAAATCTGACCTCTAGCTTGACACTCTTTACTTCAGGTATCACAATTTGTGAAATGCTACGGAATCTCCGGTAGCTCCAAGGATATCGTCCCACGCCTCGCAGCGCCAGGCTCTGCCAGTTTTCGCGGAACCATTCTTCAAACTGAGCAGAGCTGGACACATTCTGGGCAGCCCATTCAAACGCTGCATTGCCCTGCTGAACGCCATGACTGAGGTAACGATTCAACTGCTGAGTATTGCGAATTTTGGTCAGGTGTTTACGGTACCCTGTCTCGTTATCAAACAGCTTGCCCGTCACTGGGCACTTGCGAGCAATTACTTTCATACCGTCTCCTAGGCCAAGTTCAGCTTGGGCTTGACTTCCCGAATGATTTCGCGTTCACGCTGATGAGCCAGCGCCTTGCCACGCACCACTTCCACCACGCTATAGCTGAAGGCTTCAGCGCCATACTTGCGGATAGCCTTGTACAGCGGCCAGCTCTTGTCTTCCATACGAGCCCGGCTCTGGTGCTTCTGCCAACGATCCCAAACGCTCTTGAGCGGCGTGCTGCGGCTCTTGACCGTAATGCCAATGTAAAGCATACCACGCACTTCCAGCTGATAAACAACATGGGTGCGATCTTTGCGTTTGGCCCGGCGCTTGGTGGTGTTCTCCATTACTCTTATAGTATAGCAAATGGTCTGACCTGGGTCAATCTGGTCTGAGAAAATTCTAACCTGTTGAAAATCAACAACTTAGCTGTCAGGGCTTATAGTAGGCCTCTAGCAGCATAGGACTCCAAGCAGATTTTTTTGGTTTGGTGGAACCCCTGCGGCAGCAGATCTGACGGAGTCATCTGTTCAGCCAGTACCCAAGCATCCTGCTCGGTATGGTTCCACAGCCCCACGCACTGGGTGGCTACGTGGTGCCCATATTCGTGCAGCAAGGCTGTGGCTATTTCGCTGGCTTCTTGCTGGCGATCCTGAGTGTACACCACAATGGTGTTGTGCTCGTAACAGCCATTGACTTTGGCTTTACGCCTGGGGTCCTGACGAATTCTGACCCGGACACCACAGGAGCGTATCCAGGTCAGAATTTCTGTGAGTTTTTCCAGCTCAGTCAATCACAGCACCGTGCAACCATTGGCTCTGAGTTCTGCAATCATCTCATCGCGCTTGCGATAATCGTGCATTTGAATCTTGCCGTTGTTGCGATAATGGGCGTCGTCAACAATGTCCTTGGATTCTTTGAGACCCAAATTGGTGTAGGTGCGAATGATCTTGATAGCGTTGATCTTGTTGGCTCCCACGCCAGTAATCACTACAGGATCTATCCTCCCGGTCAGCAGATGCATCAGCATCTCTTGGCGGTACACTGGACTCACAACGTCAGCCAGCTGAGTCCACACTTCATTGGCCAATTCAGCGCCGCCCGCGTTACACACGGCCTTTAAAAAATAATGTCCATTGGTAATCAGCTCATACTTCTTATCAGATGTGAGATTTTCGTAATCCAGTGGCATGTGAATCCTTAGGGGTTTCCGTACTTGATTTAGTGTAGCAAACGGTTGAATCCTAGTCAACCGTTTGCTGATTTAGAATTCGTCAGCGTCAATCAGCCCGCAGCGGAATACCGGCAAGCCCAGAGGCTTCCAACACTCCCGGATGACTTGCGCACGATCATCGAACACCGACATCACACTGTAGCGGCCTTCCACATGCTGCTGATACAGATCACGCTTGACATCGCTGTCGCGGCGACGATCGTCTGCACCACGCATGAACAGCATGTATTCCTGAAAACCGCACTGCTGTTCAATCCACTGCTGGGAAAGATCGCGGCACCGTTCACTGCGGCCGCTCATGAAAATCACCTTAAACCCAGCATCGTACAAGGCCCAGACAGTGGTGCGCACAAACAGTCGCACCCGATCAGTATGCACCAGATGCTCATCAAACGGTCCACGAGCAGTCATCTGCGCCATGGTGCCATCCAGATCCACAATGACGGCCTTGGTCAGACGGTCGTTGGGCTGCCAATCCGGCAGTTCGCCTTCAGCAGGACGAGGGGTAAACTTGCGGTACATGTCGCGAATCACCTTTTCGCCCACTTGAGCACGCCCTTCACGCTGAGCGTCACGCTGCACACACTCGTCAACGCTCACATGCTGAAAGTCTACCAGTTCCACGGCGTAGCCCAGATTCTGGCAGAATTCCACAGTCTGCCTGCGAGTCTTGGGATTCATGTGGGTGTTGTCCACGACCACATTCTGGTGCTTGAACTTGGCAGTGCTGATGGCCAGTTCACGCTGGGTGCGGACGTATTCCTCTACCTGAGAAGTCCACTTGGTGATCTTGGCACGATCCATATAATCGTTGCGAATGGTGTCGTTGTTCACGATCACCGTGTCGGGATTCTGAGCCACATGTTCTCGAGCCCAGGTACTCTTGCCCGAAGCTGGAAGCCCTACTGTGATGTAAGCTGTCAGTTGCATATTCTTTAGCCTAGCAGAGTGTTCAAATATTGTCAACTCTATTTCAATTCATATGATATTCAGTCTCTAGCCACCGTTGATCAGGTTAAACCAAACTGCTGATTGGGGGTTTTCAAAAATCACTGTGACGAATCCGTTGTGACTCTGCACTCGGTAATCTCCAAGGTTGTGTTCAGAAATAAACTTCCGAGATTCTTCCGATAGTGTGAGCCTGCGACTAAACCTGGGATTAGTTAGCCAGGGGCTGGGCCAATAAATTCTGACTTTGCAAGGATTGGGTCTCATGGTTTATTGGGTCATCAGGGTCCACACAGTCCAGAATTTTTCAAACTGAGCTGGACTGCCATACAGCAGCATACTGCCATCGGCATATTTCACAATTTCTCGTAAATCTGAATTTTCACACATTGACTTGACAGTTTCTGGCATCCTGGGATCCACTGCAAATACTAGTTCTCCATCAAAAGTTTCAACAGGATAGTGCATGGTATTGGCAATCAGTGTCTGGGAGACCTCTGTATTCATGTCAGGAGTTCCACCTCAAATTGAACAATACAGCGTCACTGTGGTTGCGGAACATGTACAAGGTTTTGTATGCAAAAGGGTCGCCAGTGTCATGACTGAAATATTTAGCTTGCCAACGCTTGTGCCTGGATCCAAACATTTGTTCGCACCAGTCAAACACTTCTTCGTAGCTTTCGTAAGTGGTGGGCCAGCAGTGGTACTGGTAAACGTCACGTTGATATCGATTCAGGTAACGCAGATATCGTTTGTTCTTCATACAGATTATTGTTTGTTCTGGACGCCAGGCAGGTAATCTTTGTTGAGCATGGTTTTGATGGCGTCGCAGTTCCGACACAGTGTCTGGATATTCTGTTCACTGTCGTCACCGCCATCAGAGCGTCGAATTATGTGATCGCCCACCAGGGAAGCATTACGCACTCGAGTAAGCTCTTCGGGATCAGTGATCCCAGCCAGAGCAGGATTCTTCAGGGGATCATAGCCACACCAGTCACAACAGGTTTTACGGTGAAAGGTATGGGGCCGATCCATTCGGCCCGTACCTCCATTCACGTAAAGATTGTCCTGATGTTCCTCGCATAACACCTGACTGCCGGTGCCAGTGAACACCGTCACACTGGCACCACAAACGCAGCAAGTATTGCCATCAGCTGATTCTCTCAGGATGTCAGCTACTCGTTTGAGTGTTTTGCGAGCAGGCATTACAGCAGATCGCCTTTCAGCGGAACGTATCCATCATTGTTGCGGTAGTTCCAGTCTGCAGGCAACTGACTCAGGTTCAGTTTGCCGGTCAGGACGGCATCAGTGATGCTGGCAGTCAGGAACACATAGCCATAGATGTAATACTTGGTGCTGAACCGGGGTTTGTTGGTGGTCACACTGAAGCTGGCGCTGTACTGCTTCCACCAATTGTCGAAACTGGCCCTGCACTTGCGGTAGAAGTTACTGCCAGCGTATTTCTGCCCTTCAGCCGGAGTGAAATCAGCACCAAATTTCTGATTCATCCAATTGAACAATTCTGTCAGATCATTGTCGGTAAACGAAGTTCCTGACTTAGCAACTTGGTGAAACAGTTCAAACAAGATGTCCTGCTCGTTACTTTCACAAGCTCGCAGAGTGTTGATTTTGTTCAGCATCTGGTACCGGGCAAACGTATCAGCCACCTGCAGGCTGTACTCTTTCCATTCGCGGAATCGATGGCATGCGCCGGGCATCATGTGATCACCAAACTTTTCGTCGGTCATGAACAGGTCATAGCGTTCCATGATTTCCTGCAACCTGTTGGCCCAGATATTTTCTTCGGTGCGATCCTGATCCAGTCGCAGTGCCAACACTCGCTGGCGCCACAGATCAATGTCTTCAATCTTCTTCTTGCCACTGCCGTCGTTGATGTTGACGAACACTTTGCGAACACGCGACATCACAGCGTAGTCGTAAATGGTGACCGGGATGGTTTCATTAGAAGACAGCTTCAGGATCTGGGTGATAATATACCAGTGTGCCACTGAGGTATGCTGTCCATCAAAGCACAGATACTGCTTGGCGACCGGATCAAAGTAAACCTTGGGCGGATCCATCTGGGCCCAATCCCAATTGGACACAATATGAAAAACGTGATCCAGATCCAGCTGACGCTGCACACTGTCTTCAATACGGATGTCACTGAGCTTGATGTTGTTGGAACTGGGCAAGCACATATCAGATACCGCCCGGATGTCTTTCTTGTTGGCGTCTTTGGCCCAGATCTTTTTGACGCCGGCTTCCAGATTCAGGATAGCGGCTTGAACGGCCTTGGGTTTGCTCTTGAGAGTGTTGAAGTATCGGCTGGGCAGATCTTCATACACCTTGTTCTGGAAATGTGCGGAAGTGAGCTCCTGGTTGCGCTGGCTCGCGTAAGAGGCTGCCTGTGACACAGGCATCTGTTGAGTTTTAGACATCTATTTTCACCTTTCGGGATTCAATTAAACAGATAATCTGAAGCCCGCAACCACGATGTTCTGTGGCCCGCAACTTCTATCTGTTATGATTTAAGTCTACTACGGTGCCCGATAAAGTTCAAGTCTTTTGGTCATCTTGCAGTTCACAACCATCTCAACGCAAACATTATGGCCTGCTGCTCGGTTCCAAAATCAAACACAATATATGATCTACAATATTGAATTCCTGGATCGCAGCGGTACTCAACAAGCCAGTCATACATTTCCGATGACAAGTGATATCGGGTAGAAGCGCCATTATATATGGTATAAACAGCCTGAGTGTTGGTTACGGGAATCCTAACAGTGTGTCTGTGCCTTTGGTCAACTGGTGTTGATCTCATAGCCACCTCAGCGAAAACATCAGGGCTTCCTGCTCAGTCTTAAAAGCAAATACTATATCGGCACCATATCTTTGATATTTTGGTTTGGAACCGTATTCAGCTAGCCAAGTTTTTAGCTCGGGCGATAGCGGATAATTCCACCACGACCGCTTCTCAAACACTCGATCATTGGATAATGGTACTCGGACTGTGAAACGTGTTCTACGCATCTGTGTCTTTACAGTTTAGCACAAACCACATGTAATCAGCTTCATTTTTGAAGAACATAATGTACACAGATACAGATGAATGAAAAGGAGACCTCCAATACCATCTACCGCCTAGATCTCCCAAATTTTCCGCGCACCATAAAAAGTATTTTTCGAATAATGGCATGCCAAAGACTTTGATTTTAACTGGCCAATTGCCGTATTCGCTATGATAGACTTCTGTGTCACTCATAGTTCCCCTCCAAACTTTAACATAAACCAACTCAGGTCTTGCTCAGTTTTGAAAAAGAATACTTCGCGACAACAGTCCTTAGTAAGATCCCACGCCCAACCCACGTCTTCCTGACCGTATTGATTTACACACCACTTGTACGCAGATAGAAATTTTGAATTATTGTCATCTATATCTACCACTAGATTCAAAATCGCATAGAATTTGAATCGTTCCTTCTTGCTGTCATCATTATATAACTTAGGCAATGATTGAGGATTGCTTGCGAACTTATTTTTCAATTTCAACTCCACAATTCAGCATAAACCAAACTAGATCCTGCTCAGTCTTAAAGAACCAGACATCGTATTCAAAGTCCTCACTGATATCCCAATTCCATCGGATGCCTTCCTTGCCGTAATGTTCAAGACACCAATGGTATGCTTTATCGGAGTTTTTAATCCTCACACTGAATTTGAATTCCTTTAGCTGATAGCCTATTAGGGTTCCATATACTTTTAGTTCATTATGGAACATCTGTCGCCTCCAAACTTCAACATAAACCAAGCAAAGTCCTTGGCGTCAGAGAAACCAAACAGGTAGCTATCCCAGGTGTAAGCCTCCCATTCCCATCTGTTTTTGCTGATGGCAGGAAAATCAAACTGTGCATAACACCAATCAAACACTTCAAACTCCAGATTGTTGTTGCACTTGATTAGGGCTCTGTATTTCATTGATCTACTCATGTTGCACCCTATTGATCTTTCAGCCAGCTCCATGTGTCCATGCCAGTATCTTTGAACAACTGATAATCAGCTTCAGCAAAAAATATCAGTTGTATGGTGACTTTCCCATCACGATTATAATTGTAGGTCCATCGTGCAGGTAAATCTTCTCTTAAAAACTGAGGAGTACCAAATTTTTCCCAGCACCAATCGATGCACTCAACATCGTCCCTCGGCACCAGAACTGTAAATGTTTTTGGTTTTGTCATAGGATTGAATCACCGTGAACCAAAGAGAACCAAATTGCGTCTGCTTCAGTCTGAAATGAGAATTCGTATGTGAATTTATGGAGTTTAGACAATTCGCTCACACTAAAGATCCTATACCGCCATCGTTCATTTTTTGATCCCAGATTTTCTTCACACCATAGCAATGCATCAACACATCGATCCAGCCCTACAATCTTTAGGGATATCATTGAATTAGGGTGCATTACTGTAAACCAACACAAACCAAGTTATATCTACATCAGAGGCAAATGAAAATTCGTAAAGAAAATCATCCAGACCCATATTGGGGTCAATGGGCAAAATCACTATGTCCCATTTTTTAAAACGTGGACCCAAATGTTTTCTGCACCATTGTTCTGCAGCGTAAGCATTATTGAGACCTTTTACGCTGATAGTCATTTGTTTATTATTCTTGATACAAATGTTCTCCATGAACCAGTGCGAACCAAACTGCATCTGCTTCGGATTCAAAAACAAAATTATATATCATGTCAGTATTGGAATAGTAATAGCGGGAGGTGTCTACGAATAGCTGCCACCTACAGTCCCATTTTGGACCCAAATTATACGCACACCACTCTTCTGCAAGACCTTTAGCTTGATAACCCAAGATCTTTACAACTGTACCTGATCGGTTATCCATTGCAATTATTCCCGATATAAATGTTCGCCGTGTATCAGTGCGAACCAAACTGCGTCTGCTTCGGATTCAAACATAAAATCGTAAGTCCAATGACTTGAATAAGTATGCAGAGCACTGTCCAGCCGAGTGTTCCAACTGTCAATTGAACTCAGATTTTCTATACACCAGTCTATCGCGCGATTTCTGGCTGCCGCACCTTGTATTTTCACAACCATTGAGCAAACAACTCCTTGAATTTCATTTCACTCAAACTGCCCACATCTTCACCTGGCGGCATCTGTATGGACTGATGCGCATATTTGGCTAGCTTGATGCCAGCAGCATCACCATCCAGAGCTGCGATGCGTCGGTGCGGCAACACACTGAGCCAGTTGCGTAGATGTTTGGGATCATTGGCGATCACAGCCACAGCTTGCAAACCATGCCAATGAAGCCGACAAGCATTGAAAATGCCTTCCGTGAGAAACAAATCTCCGCCTCTCCAGTCCACAGTTTCCAAACCCCACACACCAATTTTTCCCTCACTAAAATAAGTTTGATAGCGGGTACCTGCTTGATTGGTGTGCAATCTGGGCGCACCAGGTTCATACTTCTGATAGCCTACTATTTGCCCAGACCAGTTCCATATAGCCACAGTGACACTGACGTCAGGCTCGATCCAGACTCCGTTGTACAGGTCCGGATCGAACCAACGTGACTTCAGATGTTTCAGAATATCCACACTGATATTTTAGCGAATATCTGCTGCTGATGTCAACTCTCTGGATCAATAGCATCTGATTCTCTGGTGCCCAACCAGTACAACCCAAAAATCACATAATCTTCGTATTCAGAAAAGTCCAATATATACACAGATCTGAATGTGGTTTCCAGATAACGATACTCCCAACCAGCACAGTACCGATCCAACCATTGGGTTACGGCATGGTTTAGCACCCTGCGTGGACCCCAGCCAGTGTTGACGATGAGTAAACTATTTGAACAGGACAGGCGAATTCTATATTGATCGTATTGGGTCATCTAACCAGTCCAGCTGCTCAGAAATTGTTGAAAATCATTGTTGCACAGAGTCATCCAGCTGCGAGCATGGTCATCAAATAGCCAGATGCTGTCCAGATTTTGACGTCTTTGAACATCATAGATATAGACCGGAAACCAGGGAAATGGCAGATGACTCATTTGCAAAGTTACCCTGGGAGTCAGTGTGATCTGTTGATCAGTTATGGAATATTTGGTGCCAGTCACATAAACCGGATTACACAACAATTGTCGAATACCCGATAAACTCAAGCGCCAGCCAGTGCTGTTTTTGTTTAGTTGATCATGCCACCAGTTGCGTTTACAATTGTGTTCAGTAACCCGATCACACAATCGATTATGCTGACGGTAATGGTCAAACATGGCCTGGCTGAATTCATCACGGGTCATGGAAATACCTGTTGACCCTGATTCAGCAATACCACAGTGAAATCCTGGGTGGCAAACTGAGCATTCAGTTTGCGAGCCAGATTCACAGCATGCCCTGGATTGGCAAATGCAGTCTTGCGATACTTGGGCCCAGGGTAACTGATCAGTGTGTTCAGGCTACGCAGATTGATGGGCTGACCCTGATAGAAAACTGCCCAGATTCCCTGGCTGGCCAGAACTTGCTGGCTTTTATACAGGCCGGATGTTTTTTCTACTAGAATTTGAGGTTTTGGGCGACTCATGATTGAAGGTTCTCACAAGTCTATTTATAGAGATATCACCAAGTCCCGCCGCTGACTCCCCCATCCTGCTCTGCTGGTCTGGAGGTCAATAACTGATTTTGCAGACCAGATATTTTTTCCAGCAGAGCAAACACTTCGGCGTGCAACATCCTGGCCTCAGTGGCAGTCAGAGTCAGGTTGGTGGATCGGTTCAAATTCAGCAACTTGACCCGATCATTGAGCAGTTTGATATAGGGGGTCATTCTGTAAGGCCTGATGCCGAGCTTGCATGTGCTCTGGGTCCATGTAGGGGCCATAATAGCTGTATCGGTCCAGTGTGATCAGCTTGGGACAGAACATTTCTGTCCAGCCTTTTTTGTGCAGATTCACCAGATAATACCCAGCACACTGTTTGCTCTTGCTGTCGGTTTCGGAAGTAAACAAAGGCAGCCGACGATGCACGTCAAATTCAGGATTGTGGGGCAGGGTTTTGGTGGGGTACCCAAACACATCATGCTCATCCTGGGGAGGATTACTGACGATACGCTGCCATACAATGTCATAAAGGACATTCACTGCGTTCAGATCCCTGAATCGCTCCACGCGACTGCCATTCTGGAACTCCACACCATCGTTGCGAAAACGAATGTTGCCTACCTTGCGTCCATTACTCTGTACAATCCAGAAGTCGTCTGTGACATTTTTAGCTGTTAGCTTGGTCATTGGTTTCCTCCTTGATTTTGATAGCAGTCTGGCCCACCTGATCCAGAATTTCCAGGGCCTTGACCAGACCCTGATTGAGACCTTTGATGTAGCCAGCCAGGCCAGCGAAGAAAGCCACGCTCAACATAGGCATGGCTTCTGAAAGCAATTGACCCAGTGTCCAATTGCCGTTGAAAAGATCCAGTAAAGTCATAAAATTATTCAGTATCTCCGGTTCCTGCAGCCAGGCTCACGATGGTGATCAGCTGACTCAGTGAGTCAGCCATGCTGCTGAGTGCGTCAGCCACAGCAGGATTTTCTGCCGCCTGAGTACGCCACTGCGCCTGCTGCTGTTGTTGCTTTTCAATCCACTCTATGATTTCGCGACCTCTGCGATTCCAGTTCAGATAAAGTATCTGGTTAGGCACACTGTACCATAGACTATCATAACGATATCGAAACACTTTATCTTGTGTGTCCCATTTGACATCACAAAGGTTGCTGTCTGTTGAGGTAGAGGTTGATCCTTGCTCATAATCTGCTATTTCCAGCAGACCAGTATTGTCAAAAATTTTGATAGTTTTGCTCATATCAATTATAGACCAGCACTCAGTATCTGGCCCCATTGAGTGGCCTGATCACTGAGCCGATTGAGTTCATAACGACCGCAGAATTTCAGGAACTGTGAGCCCACCTGAGGTCTGTTCAGACTCGGTGCTGATTGCACAGTGGTGTTGATCAGCTGTCGAATTGGTTCAGGCTGCTGGGTCAGATCCACCAGCACACGATTGCGGTTGTAGTCATCCAGAACTCGATGCTCTTCGCCCAGGTGATCTGTCCATCTTGTCAACATCAGATTGTTCCAGCAAAAGCCCTGGGTCTTGCGATCAGCAAAGGCTTCGGTCAGCCCCACGCGATTACGGGAACCTCGGGTGCGCACACCCGGATAGGCACTGAAGATGTTGTCAGTGGTGTCGCCTCTCATGCACTTCTCAAACAGCAACCATTCAGGATCTGGGGTTTTCTTGGGTTCACCGGTTTTACGATCTTTGATGGGTTTGCCCTTGCCATCAAACACCCCTTCTAGTGTGTACAACTCATCCAGCACCCCATTGTACTGGCGAACATTACTAGCCAACAGCTGAATATAATCAGTGTCGCTGCTAACAATAACGTGCTGGTCATCCGGATGATTTTGCACCCATCCAGCAATCAAATCATCTGCTTCCAGACTGGGATGTTGCAGCACCGTGCAATTAGTGCGCTCACGCAAGAAACTGATCAGATCATCATGTGCCTGCCAGAACATCTGGTTTTCAGCTGCTTCAGCTGGAGTGGCGGCCGCCCGAGCTTCCACACGATGTCGCTTGTAAGGAGCATAGAAATCCTTGCGCCAGGACCTGCCCTCCAATGCAAAAATCACATGCTCAGATTGGTTTTCACGCCAGCATTTGGCCACACTGCTCAATGTAACATGAATTGCCAATCCAATTTTTTCTTCAGCACTCTGAGCTCGATGCGCAGAATGACGGGCTCTGAAGAAAGTGTTAGCCAAGTCCACAATCAGAAAATTCATACTATTATTCTACTATTTTTTCAGGAAGTTGTCAACCCACTTCAATTCGTCCGTTACCCAAGTCCCTGCGGGAGACTCGATTGGCTGGATCAGCCTGTACCTGCTCCCAGGTTTCTGCAACCACATGACGGCAGATGCTTTGGAACCACTGATCCACAATTTGTTCTTCGGTATCACCCTGAAATCCACTCATCAACAACTGTTTCACAAACAGTTCGTTCCAGTCCAGTTCAAAGCTGCCCACAGTGGGATTCTGTGGATCAAACTCCAGGCCCAGAACATTGACCCAGGGTCGACCTTCTGCTGTGGCTTGTTCCTTGGGACTCAATGTTGCCGCCTCTGCTGGCGCCCGGCGGGGGCGCCGTTTTCGCACAGGCCGGGGTGGGTCTGTGGTGATATCTGGCACCGGTTCTGGTGTGGGTTCCAGCATACCCAACAATTTCCGAAATATCTTCATATAGTCCTTTATTTAGCCCAGCTATTTCCCCAGATATCTACGTGAAGTCTGGGACTATAGCAGTAACCACGTTCCAATGCAGCTTCGGCAATGTTGAACTTGTTACCGTCATACACACTGACCACACCGCCCACTGGCATCACATAAACCGGACCCATAAAGCCCTGTTCACGATATTCAGTCACTGCACGATCTGCCTCAGCAAAGTGAGCAGGACAGTCTACCACAAACTTTAGATAGGTAAATCCCCAGTTTTCATAGCGACTTACCACCTCGGGCTTGATGGCATCTGCCCAAGACTCGCCACTGGCACTCAGCTTGGGACTCACGCTGAATGTGAATTGAATTTCATCGCGATAGCGGTCAGCAAAATCAGCCAGCTCAGCACTCACTGCTTGTGTGCCATTGGTTTCAAATGTTACATTGCGCAAGCCATACCTGGATTCCTGCTCCAACAGAGCAGGATAGACCCGCTGCCAGCCCAGCAAAGGTTCGCCGCCAGTAATCACCAAGTGTACATCGTTGCCATTGGGCTTGGTCCAAAGGCCATCGCTGCCCAGCAATTTGCTGAATTCTGATCTGAGTTCTTCCACAGTGTAATAAGGACTCAGATGCTGAAACTCTGGATAGATGCTGGCGTAGGTGTCGCAACCAGTGGAAACCAAAGGCAGCTCATCAAAGATCTTGAACTGGTCGATGTTTTTCACAATGGATTCTACTTCGGGATTGTACTTGCCAGTCACAGGCTCGGGGAGCCCAAACTGTTTGCAACGAAAATTACAACCAAATGTGCGCAAAAACACGCTGGGAACACCAACAAAACGTCCTTCGCCTTGCAGACTGTAGAATTTTTCAGATACTTTGATTTTGTGCATAATCTATTATACTTTAGTTTCTCTAAATTATCAAGCTATTTTGTTGACATCACAAATCCCACCAGATACAGAACCAAGAACAAGGCATTGAGCAGATACAGACTGGGTTCACGCATTCGATACCCAGCCCAAAACCAACCAATGCTGCCCAGGATGCCCACCAGTTTATTTAGTGGGGTTATATCAAAGGCAGTCAGCGCCACTCCCACCGCAGTGGCCGCTGTGCCTGCCCATTTGATCCAGCTTAGTTTACAGAACATCATACTGACTGCGACTCTTGGGAGACTCCCACCAGACCACGTTGCTCACTGCGACTCCCAGATCTCGCATCTTGATCGACACCACTCGGGCCAGCCAAGCACTGAGATTCTCACTGGTGGGAACGAAATCCACCACAAAGAACCCCTCCAGCATTTCACGCTCAGCACCAGACACATTGACACCTTCCAGATCCACTGTGTAACCAGCGATTTCATCCCGGCCCGGAATCTGCACTGGTGATAGGTTTACATCACCCACCAGCCTGGCGAACAGTGGGTCATTAGCATCAATGATAAACTGATGATCCACATGGGTGTTCAGGAACCGTTTGAGCCATTCCAGATGCCGGAAGTCAGTGACCATTCCGTCCACCAGCTGATCAGCTGTTAGACTCACTGTGACTTTGGCCTCGTGGCCGTGAAGATGGCGGCAAGCGCACAGCAGGTTATCACTGTACTCGCCATTGAGTACCTGACTCCAAACTCTGTGTCCATAGCAGAACTCGAAGTCTTTTGAAATAGTGTGTGGCATAATGTTTTTACTTATGAGGTTTCCGATAGGGTATCAGTAAATGTTCACTTCGGCAATCATAATGGCGTGCCAGTACATGAGCCATGCGACGTGCGCCCACTGGATTCAGACTGTGAACTATGGGCGGATACTGCGGCCAAACGTCATTGGTTTCCATCCACTTCACAAAGTCATATCCGGTCTTTTCGGTGAAATTATTGTAGACTTCGGGCTTATCGTAACCACCAGGAACATAATGTTCCGGAGCCAAGTCGTGATCCAGCGAAGCATGTCTGACTGTGTAATTCTTCATGATTGCCACAGCTTCGTCATAATTTTTGGCCACAGTCCAGTTGCCCTGGTAAGAGCAAGGCCGTTCATCATCTAACCATAAATTGGTAATAGGTTTCATAGGTTGTATCCGTTCTTTTCTACCCACCGGAGTAGATCTTTGAGGGGTGTTGTTAGACATTGGTTCAGCGGCGAGTCACGGTATCGAGTTTTCGTGGAATGAGGGTAACCCAATTCCAGTCGTTTAACTGGATTTAGTAAAGTTTTGAATCCTTCTTTTCGGCTGCCGCTTTCCATAAAGCCGCAAATCAAGCACTGACGATATTCGGGATAAGCGTCGTCGTAGTCCCAGCTATAGCTGCCAGTGTTTTCACTGCACACAATCACAGTCTGATTGTGCTTGCACTGTTGTTTGGTGGTTTCTAGTTCTGTATAGAGCCGTGTTGTGACTGAATTGTATTCTGCTTGCTGAGCTCGAATAGTGTTAGCTAATTGTCTAAAGTTCATTTCTTACAGTAATTTTAGCAGATATTCACTAAATACACAATAGAGATTATGAAGATAACAGAACTAAATTCACCAAATTCTCAGCAAATTGACGAACTCAGGCGATCAGATCGAGAACAGGCATCGGTACCGGACAAATTTGCCGAAGTGGGCCACGCAGCGGCCGTGAAATTTTTGAAATCTGTGCCAGCCAAAGAGTTAGACAACTATGTAGTCACTATGACTGAATTGCCCAAAGTGGGTGTGAATCCTGGTTCAGATTACAATACTCCCATTGGAATTTATTTCTATCCAGGAAAGTATTACCTAGCACGAGCTCTCCGAGGAGGTTTGCCATTTCAATATGATGCTCCTTATATTCAGATTTTAAAACTCACCACCGATCAAATACTGGATCTTGAAAAAGTAACTAGTGCATCATACGATCAAGCTGTGAAAAAACTTCTGAGTCTAGATCTGGTAACTCGCCTCTCGCCTGGAAATCAATCCAAAATTCAGCAGTTTCAACAGGAATCAGCCAGACGAACCAGAGTCAAACGACCCGGAGGTCAGCTGTGGTATGTGTTGTGGCAAACCAGTAATTTACTGGAAGAAGAATATCACAAATCATCGCATGTGATCTGGAACTGGATCCTGAGACAACTGGGATACAAAGTGGTAATGGATCCTGGGCTCAGAATTATTCACCAAAACGAACCCACTCAAGGATTGATACTGGATTCAGTAGGTACCTATCAGTGGGTTAAAAGTATCAAAAATATATCCAAACGCGACCTAGAATTTAGATCAGAAGTCAAAAAGAAGTTTGGTAAGTTGGACGATCAGAAGAGGGCAAGATTTATTCAAAAGTTACCATTAGAAGACAAGTTCAAATATATAGAAAAATATCCTCAATTGATTAGATTTCTATCTGATCCACTTACTATTGCGACTGTAATTGGAAGACGATCAACAGCATCGGCAATCAGATATATCGCAAATCCGTCGGAAGAGTTACAGGAAAGAGCAGTTCGAGCATCGTATGGTGATGCAATTCGATGGATCAAAAATCCCAGCGAATATGTGCAAATGACCGCAGTGCAGCTCAATGGCAATACATTGAAATATATCGACAATCCTAGCAACACAATTATAAGTCATGCTGTGAGAAGTAACAGTGATGCCATACGATGGGTTGATAATCCCAGCGAGGAATTACAGTGGTTGGCAGTAAAAGAATATCCGATGATTATGAAGTATATCAAAAATCCCACTGAAGCGATTAAAGAATTTGCAATACGAATGGACGCTGAAACCATAAAATATATCAAAAATCCCAGCAAACAACTACAATTGGATGCAGTGAGCAGCGCGGATGCTGGCAACGTGATTCGATATATTCCAAATCCCGATAAAGATGTTCAGACGGCTGCTGTGAAATCATCAGCAGAAGCTCTGAAATTCATCACCAATCCAGACGATGATGTAATAAAGGTTGCTTTGCAGTTTCATTCAGATGCCATCAGAT